GTGATTGGGGTTTGCTAGACTGGTTCCCTGTGGGCTCACTTGCGTAAGCAAAGGGGTGATGGGTGGCAGCCGATATGGAGGCGGCCGGGATCTATGCTCCCATGTTTGACAAGGCCATCCATGACCTGGCTAAGGCGGAGCGAGCGCTCTCCCGGGCCGAGAAGGACTGGAAGAAAGCCGGGGGTAAGATGGTGGCGGAGCTGGTCAATAAGACCGGGGCTACCTACACCGCCAAGGATCCCAACTGGAGCATTGTGGAGCAGATGCGCCGGGATGTGACCTCCCTGCGCAATCAGCTGGGGCTCACACCCACGGGCCTGGCCAGGGCAAAGGCAAAGGTGCGCGGCATGGCAGCGGACGGGCCGGGAGCCATCGAGGCGCTGCTGGACACCGCCGCAGCCTATGCCCAGGATCATGGGGCGGACTATCAAGCAGAGGTGGACGGCTATGTGGAGAGCGTCATCTCCGGGGAGCGCATCGCCTGCCTGGAGATCCGCCAGGCCTGTGAGCGATACCTCCGGGACCTGCAAAACCCCAAGTGGGACTTCCGGCCGGAGCGGGCGGATGAGGTCATCGCCATCATCGAGACCACCATCTGTCACCAGCAGGGCGAGTTTATGGACGCCACCCCGCTGCGGGGTACCCCATTCCTGCTGCTGCCTTACCATAAGTTCATCGTCTACAACGTGATGGGCTTTTATATCTCCGGCACCAACGAGCGACGCTTTAAGGAGGCCATGGACTTTGTCCCCCGGAAGAACATCAAGACCACCTTTGCAGCGGCTCTGGCCTGGGCCCTGGCCCTGGTGGAGCGGCGCAGCGGCTCCAAGGTTTACGAGGTGGGCGGAGCCCTGAAGCAGGCGTTGGAGGGGTTTGACTTCCTCCGCTATAACATGCGGCGCCTGCAGGTGACGGTGGAGCACGATCCCGTCCACGGTCTGCGGATCACGGACAACAACATGGAGCACTCCATCTCGGGGGATATCGGCGATGACGGCTTTATCAGCATCAACGCCCTGGCCAGCTCCACGGACAAGCAGGACTCTTTTAACGCCAACATCATCATTGCCGATGAGATGCACACTTACAAGAACGCCAAGCAGTATAACGTGCTGAAGGACGCCACCAAGGCCTATACCAACAAGCTGATCATTGGCATCTCCTCCGGCGGCGATCTGGCCCAGGGCTTTTGTGCCCGAAGGGTGGCCTACTGCAAGAAGATCCTTGACGGTACCATCTCGGGGGATGAGGCTGACAGTATTTTTGTCTTTCTGGCTATGGCCCCCCTGGGGGACAACGGAGAGGTGGATTATACCGATCCGGTGGTGATGGAGGGCTGCAACCCGGGGTGGGGACAGTCCATCCGGCCCCAGGACATGATCAATGACGCTGCCCAGGCCAGGGAGGATCCCCAGCTCCGGCCGGAGTTTCTCCACAAGTCCCTCAATGTGTTCACCGCCGCCCTCCGAGCCTGGTTTGACATTGAGGAGTGGCGCCGGTCTGACCGCAAGTACAGCTGGACTATGGCGGAGCTTGCCAAGCTGCCCATCAAGTGGTACGGCGGCACAGATCTATCCAAGCTCTATGACCTGACGGCCGCGTGCCTTTTTGGGCACTACAAGGGGGTGGACATTCTCATCCCTCACTGTTGGTTCCCCAGGGTGGCGGCCACTGCAAAGGCCCACGAGGACGGCATCCCTCTCTTTGGCTGGATGGACGACGGATGGCTGGATATGTGCAACGACGCGGTACTCAACCACAGCGACGTGGTCCGCTGGTACAAGGCCAAGCGCAAGGCCGGCTTTAAGTTTCGGCGGATCGGACACGACCGTAAATTTTGCCGGGAGTACTACCTGGGCATGAAAAAGGCCCGGTTTCCCATCCGGGACCAGCCACAGCTGTTCACGGTAAAGAGCGAGGGCTTCCGGTACCTGGAGGCGTCTGCCAAGAGGGGAACGCTCTACTATCTCCACGCCGAGCCCATGGAGTACTGCGTGCAAAACGTGAAAGCGGCGGAGAAGGCTGACGACATGGTCATGTACGAGAAGATCGCCCCCTCCCAGCGCATTGACGTTTTTGACGCCGCCGTTTTTGCGGCATGCTCCTATCTCAAGGACATGGATAATGCCCAGAAGACCGGTTGGTTTGAAGACGAAAAGCAAGGCGAAGTTGCAGAGGACTGATATTCATGGTGTCCAAATTGGACATCGACCAAGGAGGTGCGCGGGATTGAATTTGCCCTTCGGACGTAAGCGGAGCCAGCAGAAGGTTGGACTCCTGCTGTCGGGGGAGGATGAGATTTGTATCCCTGGATATGTTGCTTTGGACAAGGTGCCCGAGATCGTGACGGCCTGTCGCAGCATGGCGACTCTTATCGGCAGCGTGACCATCCACCTGATGGCCAACACGGAAAAGGGCGATGAGCGGATCGTCAACGAGCTGTCCAGGATGATCGATATCACCCCATGCCCCACCATGACCCGGCCCAACTGGATGGAGTACATCGTCATGAACATGCTCCTCTACGGTCGGGGAAACGCCGTGGTGCTGCCCCATACCCGGGACGGGCTGCTGGAGTGGCTGGAGCCCATCGCCCCCAACCGGGTTTCCTACCAGGCGAGGGGAAATAACGACTACATCATCCTCATCGATGGTAGGCCTTACGATCACCAGGATGTACTGCACTTTGTCTATAACCCGGATAAATACTTTCCCTGGCGAGGGCAGGGGATCACCGCCTCCCTCACCGATCTGGCAAAGAACCTGAAGCAGGCGGCCACCACCAAAAACGCTTTTTTCTCCAGGAAGTGGAAGCCAAGCGTGGTGATCAAGGTGGATGCTGACAACGAGGAGCTGGCCACCCCGGCGGGGAGAGATAAGATCCTAAAGGACTACATCGACAACAGCGAGGCTGGAAAGCCCTGGCTCATCCCGGCGGAGCAGATGGACATCGTGCAGGTGAAGCCCCTGTCCCTGGCGGATCTGGCCATCAACGATGCGGTCCAGATCGACAAGCAGGCCGTGGCGGCCATCGTCCAGGTCCCCGCCTACCTGGTGGGGGCCGGCACCTACAACAAGGATGAGTATAACCAGTGGATCCAGGGGCCGGTGATGGCTCTTTGTAAGATCATCGCCGCTGAGCTGACCCGGAAGCTCATCCTATCTCCCAAATGGTACCTGCGGATGAATGTCTGGAGCCTTATGGACTTTGACCTGAAGTCCACCTCCGACGTGCTGCTGGCGGGGGCTGACCGGGGTTTTGTGAACGGCGATACGTGGCGGGACCGGGTCAACCTGCCGCCGGCGGGCCTCACGGAGTACAAGGTGCTGGAGAACTATATCCCATATGACCTGAGCGGGGCCCAGAAAAAACTGACCCCGGCCGATGGATAAGGAGGAGGACAAGATGGAGAGAAAAGGCAGGCAGCTGAGAATGGTATCCACCAGCTTTTTCACCCGGGAGGCGGTGGAAGGCCAGGGGGAGCACATCATTGAGGGCTATTTTGCAGTGTTCGGCGATGTGTATGACATCGCCCCGGGGATGAGCGAGAGTATTGCCCCGGGCGCTTTTACGAGATCCCTGTCCGGAGATATCCGGGCTCTTATCAACCACGACACCACGCTGGTTCTGGGGCGGACCAAGGCACACACCTTGGAGCTCCGGGAGGACTCCCGCGGACTGTGGGGCCGGGTCACCATCAATCCGAACGATGTTGACGCCATGTCCCTCTATGAGCGGGTGAAGCGTGGGGACGTGGATGGTTGCTCCATCGGGTTTGACATCATCCAGGAGGATACCGAGTTCCGGGAGGATGGGTCGATCCACTGGACGATCCGGGATGTGGATCTGTACGAGGTGAGCTGCTGCACATTCCCCGCCTATGAGGCCACAGACATCTCCGCCCGGTCCGCAGACCGGGAGAGAATGCTGGAAAGCCGGGCCCGGGAGTGGCAGGCAAAAATGAAAGGAGTGCTCGAAAAATGGCATTGAGAGTGCTGATGTTGCGCAAGCGCATCGACGACGCCAGAAAGCGTCTGGAGGCCCTGCGGGGAAAGGGGGCCGAGTATGACAAGCGGGCCAAGGAGCTGGAGACGGCTATCGCGGAGGCGAAGACCCCCGATGAGCAGCGCACGGTGGAGGAGGCTGTGGCCACCTACGATACCGAGCGGGCGGCCCATGACCAGGAGGTTTCCGACCTGGAGGCCCAGCTGACGGCCGATGAGACCGAGCTGGCCGACCTGGAGAGGTCCCAGGAGTCTCAGCCCCAGACCGGAACCGACAATCCCGGAGCCCCCGCCCAGCCCTCTGTGGCCGTGCGCGGGGCTACCACCGAACAGAGAGGAGTGCATCGCAACATGAACATCCGCGCAAAGATCCTGCGTGCCGTCCGGTCCATCCCCAGCCTGATGGAGCGGGAGGACGTGAAGTCCTTTATCGGCACCATCCGGGAGGCAGGTACCAACCGGAGGGCCATCACCAACGCCGGCCTGCTGGTCCCCACCATCGTCCTTGATGTTCTCCGGGAGAACATCATCGACTACTCCAAGCTCTACCGCCACGTCAACGCCCAGTACATCCCCGGTCAGGCCAGAGTGCCCGTCATGGGCGCCATCCCCGAGGCCGTCTGGACCGAGATGTGTGCCATCCTCAATGAGCTGGCCCTGAGCTTTGGCGTCGTCGATATGGACGGCTATAAGGTGGGAGGTTACATCGCGGTGTGCAACGCCGTGCTGGCCGACACCGATGAAAACCTGCTGGTGTCCATCATCGACTCTCTGGGCCAGTCCATTGGCCTGGCCCTGGACAAGGCCATCCTGTACGGCACCGGCACCAAGATGCCCCTGGGCATTGTGACCCGGCTGGCCCAGACCGCCAAGCCCAGCGACTATCCTGCCACAGCCCCCGCATGGGAGGATCTGCACACCAGCAACATCCTGAGCATCTCCGCCGCCAACAGCACCGGAACCAAACTGTACCAGGCCCTGATCAAGGACATGGCCGCCGCCAAGGGCAAGTACAGCCGGGGAGAGAAGTTCTGGGCCATGAACGAGACCACATACTCCACTCTGGTGGCCGAGGGGATGAGCGTCAACGCTGCAGGCGCCATTGTCTCCGCCCTGGACGGCAACATGCCCGTTATCGGCGGTATCGTGGAGGTGCTGAGCTTCATCCCGAACAACGTGATTATCGGCGGCTACGGTGATCTGTATTTCCTGGCTGAGCGCCAGGGGACCACCATCACCAGCAGCGAGCACGTCCAGTTTATTCAGGATCAGACCGTCTTCAAGGGCGTGGCCCGGTATGACGGCACGCCGGTGATCCCCAACGGGTTTGTGGCCATCGGTATCAACGGGGTCACCCCCAAGGCCAGTGACGTGACCTTCGCTCCCGACACGGCCAATACCTCCGCGCCCCCCGAGGAGTCCGCCTGATTCCACCCGGGCCTGGGTCCCGGATCTGATCCGGGACCCATAGCCCCATCTGCAGCCCAAGGAGAGTGTGACGATGGATCAGCTGCTTCAAAGCTTGAAAATTGATCTGGGGATCAAGGGAGACGCCTATGACGACCGACTTACCCAGCTGCTCACCTACACCCAGGAGGAGATCAAGAGCAAGGGCGTCACTCTGGATCCTGCTAACATCCAGGACGCCCAACTGATGGTCATGTACGCCCAATGGCTGTGGAGACGGCGGGACAGTGGTGAGGGGATGCCCAGGATGCTGCGGTATGCCCTCAACAACCGGCTTGTCGGCCGGGTGGGGGGAGGTGCTCCCAATGGACAGCGTGATTGACCTGGTGGCCACCACCTACGTCAAGAACGCCTACGGCGTATCCATTCCCACCAACACCGCCAGGACGGTCTTTGCCCAGATCGGCCCCATCACGAGGGCGGAGTACGCAGCGGCGGGGCGCAACGGCCTGAATCCCAGTTTTATGGCCTCTGTCTGGGCGGGGGACTACCTGGGAGAGCGGACGGTGACTTATGAGGGCCAGGGCTACGCCGTTTACCGAACCTACAAGCCGCCCAACAGCGATTACATCGAGCTCTACTGCGAGAGGAAGGGTGGGACCAATGGCACGCAGAACGCCCGTTGACAAGCTGTCCGAGGAGATCGGGTCCATCCTGGCCGAGTATGGCGGGGAGGTGGAGGCCGAGATGGAGGAGGCCGTGAAAAAGGTCTCCAAGGCCGGGGCCAAGGCCCTCCGGGCCAAGTCCAAGCAGACCTTCAAGGGCTCCGGAGCCTATGCCAAGGGTTGGGCATCCACCGTAGAGACGGGGGCGCACTCGGCCGAGGGTGTCATCTACAACAAGGACCTGCCGGGGCTGCCCCACCTGCTGGAGCACGGTCACCTGAACCGGGACGGGTCCAGGACCCCGGGCCGGGAGCACATCGCGGTCATTGAGCGGCAGATCATGGAGGACTTTACCAAGGAGGTGGAGAGGGGGATATGACCTACCAGGAAGTCAAGGAGCTGGTGGAAAGCCTCGGCCTGCCCTGTGCCTATTGGCAGTTTGAGCGGGACACCGGCCAGAGCCCACCCTTTGTCTGCTGGTTCTTCACCTCCAGCGATGACTTTATGGCGGACGACCGCAATTATCAGCCCGTCCGGACCCTGAACCTTGAGCTGTACACCGACTTCAAGGACTTCGACCGGGAGGCGGCCATTGAGGCCCGGCTGGAGGAGCTGGAGCTGCCCTACTACAAGGAGAGCACCTACATCAAGGACCAGAGGCTCTTCATGACCTCCTATGAGATGGAGGTCTATATCACTGCGAAGGAGGAATAGGCCATGCCTGAGAATAAGGTGAAATTCGGCCTGAAGAATGTACACTACGCCCTCATCAACCAGGGGGAGGACGGGGCCATCACCTTCGGCACCCCCAAGCGGATCCCCGGGGCGGTGAACCTGTCCCTGGCGGCCCAGGGGGAGAGCACGGAGTTTTACGCCGACGATATCCTGTATTACGCCACGGCGGCCAATACAGGGTATCAGGGTGACCTGGAGATCGCCCGGGTGCCCCAGAGCTTCAAGGTGGACGTGCTGCGGGAGCAGCTGGACGTCGAGTCCGGGGTCATGTTCGAGAATGCGGCCCTGGAGCCGGAGCCCTTCGCCCTGCTCTTCGAGTTCAACGGGGATGTGAACGCCACCCGGCACATCCTGTATCACTGCACCACCGGCCGGCCGGGGGTCAACGGGGCCACCACCACCCGGACCAAGGAGCCCCAGACAGATACCATGACCATCACGGCGGCGCCCCGGGCGGACGGGATCGTGAAGGCCTCCACCACGCCCAGCACCAAGGCGGCCACCTATGCCGCCTGGTACCAGAGCGTGCTGGTGCCCCCTGAGAGCGTCACCAACCCGCCCGCGCCCACCGCGCCGGAGGCGGGATCCTGATGACGCGCTCGGTCATTATTGACGGCCGGGAGGTGCTGCTGCGGGCCTCGGCGGCCATCCCCCGGCTTTACCGGATCAAGTTCGGCCGGGATATGATGATGGACATGCGGGACATCCAGCGGGCCGTGGAGGCCGACCAGGCGGCCCACAAGGGGGAGGAGGGGGAGATCTCCACCCTCCCCCTGGAAGCCCTGACCCTCTTCGAGAATGTGGCCTATCTGATGGCCAAGCACGCCGACAAGAACGCGGTGCCCAACGACGTGGACGAATGGCTGGACGGGTTTAACACCTTCTCCATCTACCAGGTCTTCCCGGTGATCCAGGAGCTGTGGGCGGAGAACCTGCGGCAGCTGAATTTCCCGCAAAAAAAATAAGAGCCAGCGAGCGTGAAATGACCACCGCACTGTTCCTCCTCCGGGCGGTGCAGGTGGGCATTTCGCTATCTGATCTCGACCTTCTGACCATCGGCATGCTCAACGACATCTACGCCGAGGCCTACAACGACCAGAAGGGAGAGTACGCCCAGCTGGCCACACAGGAGGATATGGACGCCTTTGCAAGGAGTGGATGACCGTGGCGGCAAAGAAGAATATCCGGGGCCTCACCATTGAGATCGGCGGGGATACCACCAAGCTGGATAAGGCCCTCACCGAGGTGGACAAGCAGTCCAAGACCACACAGACCGCCCTGAAGGAGGTCAACAAGCTGCTGAAGCTGGATCCCACCAATACGGAGCTGCTGCGGCAGAAGCAGGAGCTGCTGGCCCAGTCCCTGGACCAGAGCACCCAGAAGGCGGAGGCCCTGCAGGCTGCCGTAGAGCAGCATACGGGCTCCAATGTCAACTATGCCAAGTGGGAGAAGGCCCAGGCCTCTCTCCAGGGGAAGATGGACCAGACCATCCAGGTCATCAAGGATCTGGAGGAGGAGCAGAAAAGGCTCCAGGATCTGGGCTTTGAGGCGGACAGTGGGCCGCTGCGGGAGGTCCAGGGGCATCTGGAGACCACCCAGGAGAGAGCCCAGGAGCTCCAGGAGGAGATGGAGACCACCTACGAGAGCCTGGGGCGGCCCATCCCGGTGGACCAGTACGATGCCTTGAAGCGGGAGCTCATCGGAGTGGAGCAGCAGGCGGAGGAGGCAAAGAAGGCCTTTGACGGGTTCGACGCGACCCGGGCCGCCTTTGCCGGGAATATGGATGAGATATCGGGAAAGGCCGGCAAGGTGAGCGAGGCCTTCGCTCCGGTGAGCAAGGCCATTGCCGGCATTGGAGCCGCCGCCCTGGCCACTGTGCCGGCGACTGACAATTTGCGCTCAGGGCTGTCCATGCTGGAGGCCAACGCCAACGCTGCAGGCGTCAGTATGGACGTTACAGAGGAGGCGCTGCGGCGGTTTTACCAAGTGTCGGGAGATGTGGACGCCAGCATCGAGGCCATCTCCAATCTGCTCCAGGCGGGCTTTGATGATAATAGCCTTTTGCAGGCGGTGGATGAGCTCTCCGGCGCCGTCATCGCTTTTCCGGAGACGCTCAAAATCGAGTCCCTGGCGGACAGCCTCCAGGAGACCATGGCCACAGGGGAGGCCACGGGGCAATATGCCGAGCTGCTGGAGCGGCTGGGTGTTAATCTGGATACGGTCAAGCAAAACCTTGATATGGCCACCACGGCGGAGCAGCAACAACTTGTGGTGATCCAGGAACTGGCCCGGGGTGGCTTGTCTGAGCTTAATGAGGAGTGGAGGGCCAACAACCAGGATCTACTGGCGAATAGGGACGCCACATGGGAGTTCCAAAAGGCCACGGCCCAGCTGGCGGAGACCATCCTGCCCCTGATGACCACCTTGACCGAGTTGGTTTCCGGACTGGTAAGTTGGTTTGCGGGATTGCCCAAGGGAGTGCAAGCCACCATTTTGGCCATTGGCGCTCTGATTGCCCTCATTTCTCCCGTGGCTGGGATTATCGGAAGCATTGCCACAGCCATGGGGGTATTCGCCACGGCCTCCGGTGCGGCAGCCGCCAGCGGCGCCGCAGTCTCTCTTACCCTGGGACAGTGGCTACTGATCATTGGTGCTGTGGCAGCGGCCATTGCCGGGCTCATTGTCTTACTTAATCAGTTGTTCGGGAAAAAGGAGGAGGTGGCTGATCTACCGGATATTGACACCTCTCCCGGCAAAAAGGGCAAAGTACAAGGCTTTGCCAACGGCGGTGTCTTTGAGCCCAACGCTCCCATGCTGGGGATTTTGGGAGACAACCGGACCGAGCGGGAAATCGCAGCTCCGGAGTCCGCCCTCATCGACACCTTCAACCGGGCTCTGGACGCCCGGGGCGGGGGAGGGGCGACCCAGGTCAACATCCGCTTCAGCGGCTCTCTGGCCCAGCTGGGTCGGCTGCTGCAGCCGGTAATCACCACAGAGACGGGACGGAAGGGGAGCTCTCTGGCGCCTGGTACAGGAGGAAGTTATTGATGGTTACTCCCATTTTAATGGATGGCGTTACCTACCGGGTGAGGGTGGTCTATGACAGTATGCAACGCCGCTTTTCCCTCCGCAGCGGCCCTAATGCTGGGCCCATGCTCTCCGGGCGGGAGGAGCGGGATCTCCTGGGAACAAAGTATGGCTATACCATGAGCATTGAGCCGGATCCCGCCTATCGGGAGGATTATGACAAATTTTATGAGGCAATCTCAGCTTCTGTAGACAGCCACCAGATCACCTTGCCCTATGGCCAAAGCACCATCACCTATGAGGCCATGATCGAGGACGGAGAAGATACCTTTGGCGGAAAACTCGGTGGACAAAATATCTGGAAAGGCCTCTCCATCAATTATAAGCCCATCGAACCCCAGAGAACTCCGGATTGAGGTGAGGGTATGCGAAACAAAGTGATCTACAACGGCGTCACCTATCCAGACGTCAAGATCTCCACCGGGACCATCGTCAAGGAAACTTCCCTGCAGATCGCCAAGCTGGCCATCGACACCTTTGAAGTGGAGGTCAAGAGCAAGGATCCCACCATCGTCAACTTTACCCAGAATGCCCCGCTGGAGTATTATCGGGGGGACGTTCTGCGGGATGTGTGGTATGTGCAGGATATCACCCGGGTGAGCCCGGACCACTACGTGATCTCCTGTATCTCCGCCCTGGGCCGGCTGGCTCAGCGAGACCACTTGGGCGGGATCTATACCGGCCAGCCGGTGGAGGACGTGGTGGCGGATATCTGCGGAGATATCCCGGTTTACATCAAATCCAACCTGCTGGGGACTAAGATCTACAACTGGCTCCCCATCGCCAACGCAAGGGATAACCTAAAAGAGCTCCTCTTTGTCCTGGGGGCCAACCTGTGGCAGGACCATGACGGTGTATTGCGGATCTCCACCCTGTGGGATGGGCTGACGTCGGTGATCGACGCCGACCGTGTCTATATGGACGGAGCCAGCGTCAAAACGGACAAGCCCGTCACCGCCGTCACCGTCCTGGAGCACCAATATACCCCCGGGACAGAGCGCAGGGAGCTTTTTAACGGCACGGCTACCCAGGGACAGCGGATCCCCTTTGATGGCCCTATGAGCGCTCTGGAGGCCCAAGGAGTGACCATCCTGGAGAGCGGCGCCAACTACGCCGTGGTGTCCGCCGGATCCGGGACGCTCACAGGGTGTCCCTACAACCACACTACTCTGGAGATCACCAGGCCGGTGTCCGCTGCCCCGGTCAAAAATGAGGTCCGGATCGAGGACGCTACCCTGGTGTCTCTGGTCAACTCCTCCGCGGTGGCCGGCCGGCTGGTGGACTATTACGCCTGCCGGGAGACCATCAACGTGGACGCTGTGATCCGCCAGGAGCACCCGGGAGAGGTGGTGGAGATCATCCATCCCTATGACCGTGTCATGGTCAAGGCGGCCATCTCCTCCGCTGAGATAGAGCTGTCCGCCACTCTGAAAGGCTCTCTCACCGCCCTGGTGGGATTTGAGCCGGCCCAAGCCGAGGACTCCCAGTATTTTGATGAGCGTGTCGTGCTCACTGGGGGAGGGGACTGGATCCCTCCGGAGGGGGTAGAAGAGGTCACGGCGGTATTGATCGGGAAAGGTCAGCCTGGAGATCCAGGATCGGACGGTGAAGCTGGAACCGCCAATAGCTTGTGGATCACGACCGCAGAGGCAAACAAGGGCGGGACCTGGTCCATGCAACCGGGAGTTGGAGGAGCCGGAGGTCAAAAGGGGATGGGTGGCCAGGGCGGAAAGATCTTGCGGATCACATTGCCAGTAAGCGCGACTACTCCCATCCACTATAACACCCAAGGTCAAGACGCCATCTTTGGAGATCATACATCGGCGGATGGAGGATCCTCTGAGTCCGGCTATTATGACCCCATCACCAAGGATACCTTTGCGGCGAGAGGCGCGCCCGGCATTGACGGAGCTCCCGGCGGAAAAGGTGGCGCCGCCGGCTTAAATGTGGCAGAGCCCGGCGAATCTGGAGGGGCAGTCGGGGAGACGCCTGGCGGCAGCGGTGGAAAAGAACAAATTACCGATTACTCCAACCCTGATTATTGGACTTCCCATACTCGCGTTGGCGGCGGCGGTGGAGGAGGAGCCGCAAAAGGTAGTGCAGGCAACTCTGCAGAATATGGCTATGGAGCTGCTGGCGCGGACGCCACTGCGCCAGCACCAGCTACCGCTTATGGTAATGGCGGCACTGGTGGAAACGGTGGCGGAGGTGGTGGAGGCGGCTGTGGCGGATATTATCAGTGCACAGCTGCCAAAAACCCCAATATATCTCCCAATCCCGGTATAGCCTGGACCGGGCATGGAGGTGAGGCAGGACATGGCAGTGAGGGCGGCGCAGGCGGTGAGCCTTGTATCATCCTCTACTATCGTCGATTGAAAAAAATCAACTCCGGGGCATTTGTGACGGCCAAGAAGAATTTCTTTGTGGACAAGTCCGGCCGGCTGTTTATCGTGTAAGGAGGGGAACCCATGACACAGCAGGAATTTAACGAGATGCTGGCTCGCGCCATTGCTGGAGAGCTGGGCGGCGGTACCTATATTAGTCGTTGGTCTGGCGAGGAGATCGATGCGGGGATTAGCCTCGTGAAGGAGAGCGGACTTGCCTATTTGGCCAATGGAAACCTCCTCATCAACGCCGACTTCCGGCAGCCGGTGAACCGGCTGGGGCAGAAGGAATATACGAATGTAGGCTATGCAATTGACCGATGGTATCTCCGGGCGGATGGGTTTGGCAGCGGTGCACCAGCAGCCAAGATTAAATTAGAGGCCGATGGTGTCCACATTACGAGAGATGCATCAAACAATTACACAGCATTTAATCAGCGTATTGAGGACCCTGAATCTATTTTAGGACAAACGGTTAACTTATCAATACTAATATCGGAAAATGAATCAAGTGGTAGAGTGTTTTCTGGGGTTTGGAGAAGCAATAGTGAGGGGACAAACTCGAATAAATTGCTTCAAATAGATATTCCAGCTGGCGCAACAGGATGTTTCGCTGGCACAGCGGCTCTCCCGCCGAGCCTTGGGAATTATAGTGGCGTCACTGTTGGGCTTTTTGCGAATCCGAATATTCTTGTAGACCTCAAAATTGCCGCCATCAAGTTGGAGTTTGGGGACAAACAAACCCTGGCCCATCAGGATGAGGATGGTAACTGGGTCCTCAATGACCCGCCCAACTATGACCTCCAGTACCTCTTGACCTCCCTTTACAGCCCAACCACCGGCGAATGGGTTGGTATCCAGCATAGCAATCCAAACCTGTTGGATAACTGGTATTTCGTAGGCGGTGGCTCCCAGCAGGGGGGTGGGCAGTTTCCCGTCAACCAGCGAGGGCTTACGGAATATGGCGGGACTACCCAGTCTTATGGGATAGATAGATGGGTCCGATATGGTGATAATCCGATTATGCTTACAGCTGATGGCGTAAAAATCCGCGCATCAGCCACCAAAACATGTGGTTTGGTGCAAAGGCTTGAAAAAAGCAGATTGGTTGCCGGCGAAACATATACCTTATCTGCTCTTATCCAAATGGTAAAAAAAGATAGTGTGAGCAAAAATAATGATAATATTGCGTTGAGTTACGGTAACAAGACAGATGCAGTTACTGGGTCTATGTATATAGTGGGTAAAGTCCATTCGGGCGACGAACTGCTGTTACACACATATACATTTGTGATGCCAGAAAGTCTGGACGGATTTTATTCGTTTCGGATCCGGAGTGTTACTGGAGATGTCGAGTATGTAGTCAAGGCGATGCAGTTGGAGCGTGGTCCCATTCAAACCTTAGCCCACCAGGATAAGGAGGGCAATTGGGTTCTCAACGATGCGCCGCCCAACTACCAGCAAGAACTGGAAAAATGCCAGAGGTATCAAGTGGTATATAGCCCAACAAGCACTTGGGAAATTATAGGTACATGCGTACCGCAAGACCATCCCTTTATGATTGCAAAAATAGATACTCCCATACCGATGCGAGCATTGGGCACTGCAACTCTCAATGGAGAATTGTATATCGCGTCTGATAAGTACGCACAGTATTCAACCCGAGTAACATCTATTACGCCTCGGTACTTGGGGACTACAAATTGGGGATGTCTTATATCTACGGATACACCTCTGGAACTCGGCCATAGTTATGTTCTGTGGCTAAGACAAGAGGCCTCGCTTATTTTTGATTCCAACCTGTAAAAAGGAGGTTTTGGCATGAACGACTATATTGGCAATAAGCACTATATCCTCACGGATGACCAGGGCCGTATCGTGGACGGCTGGAGCGACGGCCCCCACCCTGAGAAGGACACCACCGGCGCTATCTGCATCAACGAGCAGGGCGGGTATCAGTTTAGGGTTTGGGAGGGCGGGGAGGAAAACCCGCCCCTCTATACGATGGATGGGATCCCACTCTGGCGTTGGTCTGAGGAGGACCAGCGGGCTTACCGCCGGATGGCGGATCAGATCGAGGCCGACCGGGCAGCCATCCCCGATCCGCCTCCCACAGACAAAGAGCGAATGGAAGCCCAGATAACCTATACCGCCATGATGACCGATACGCTGCTGGAGGAGGGATAAGGAATGGCAAAAATTGACCCGGACAAGGTGGCCCGCTGGTATAAGCAGGGCCTTTGGTCCGACAAGATGGTGGACGACGCTGTGAGTAAAGGAGTTTTGACCAAGGCTCAGGCTACCAAGATCAAAAAGGAGGGGCCCAAAAATGACTGAGCAGCAACTGAGACAACAAGCGGTAGATTTAATTTGCGGCTGGGTGGGAGCGCCCAAGGGTAGCGCTACCCATCACCAGATAATTGACATCTACAACAGCCACAAGCCTATCCCCCGCGGCGCCCGGATGAGCTATACAATGGATTGGTGCGCGACCACCACCTCGGCGGTAGGCATTGTCCTTGGCCTCACCGACATCATGCCTGTGGAGTGCAGCTGTGGGGAGCTCGTTAAGCTGCACAAGGCTCTGGGTCAGTGGGTGGAGGACGACGCATACATACCGAAGTTGGGGGATCTGGTGATGTACGCCTGGAGCGACGATGGGGTGGGGGACTGCAAAAAGGCTCCCAACCACGTGGGCATGGTCACCGATGTAACGGGAGAGACCATCACGGTGGTGGAGGGCAATATGGGCAATCCCGGCCGTGTGGGTACTCGTAAGATCCAGGTCAACGGTCGGTATATCCGGGGCTACTGCTGTCCGGACTACGCCAGCATGGCGGACAAGCCCCCGGCGTCCAATTTGGACACCACCAAACCCTGGTACGCTGACAGCTGGAAGAAAGCCACAGACCTGGGCTTGGTAGATGGCACCCGCCCGGAGGATCCCATCACCCGGGCAGAGGTGGTAGAAATCGTTTTACGGGCCCTGTACGGGCAGAAAGGAGCAGAATAACATGGAGAGCGTCAATCGCTTCAAAGCGGCAGTAAGTGCCGCTCTGGGCCTCCTGACGGCCCTCTGGGGCTGGTTCGGGTGGCTTGTGGTAGCCTGGATCGCCTGTATGGCTATGGATGTATTTACGGGTATGGCAGCAAGCTGCAAGAACGGAGAGTGGTCGTCCAAGGTGGCAAGAGCGGGGCTGTGGCACAAAATAGGTTGTGTGGCAGCCGTACTCATTGCCGGAGTCTTGGATCTGGTGGTGGGCCAGCTGGTGGAAAATGTAGGGGCAAATCTTCCGTTCACGTACGCTGTACTCCTGTGTCCTCTGGCAGTCACATGGTACATTTTGACCGAGGCCGGTAGTATCATTGAAAATGCCGGGAAACTGGGAGCACCCATCCCCGCATGGCTGCGTAAATGGGTAGCGTCCTTGAGAGATGTAGTGGACACAGCTGGAGACGGCGCCGCCCCCAGGGATAAATAAGCGCAATAAGAAGAGGCTGGGGATTACTCCCCGGCCTCTTCCTCTACATATTCCATTAGGTCGCCTGGTTGACAGTTTAGTGCTTGGCAAAACCGATCCAGAACGCCGACAGGAATGTGCTTTGCTGTGCCTGTACATATGGCGGATACGGTTGGGGGTCTGACCCCGGTCTTTTCAGCAAGCTCTTTTTGGGTCATTTCTCGCAGGGCCAACACTTCTTTTAGCCGAAAAACAATTCCGCTTTTTTTCGTTTCGCGTTTTGGCGGCTCCGATGTATCAATTACAGTTCTTACAGCATCTTCAAACGATATGGAATAGTATTCGCCGATAATTTGATGATCTCTTAATTTTTGATGTATAGCTAATTCTTTTTGCTTTGTTCCTTGCACCACAAATTTCTGTTTCACTTCATTTGCAGAGCCAGTTTCAATCTGGCGAATGCGTCGTTTAACATCATTTGAAAAGCCAATTTTTACTTTGCCGCCAAAATCCAGAACATAAATGCTATCCATCAAATCACCGTCCCATCATCGAAAACAAATTCAGCCCGCCAAGTACAGCCGAGAACGGCAGCAATTTGCTCTAATTCCTCTTTGGTAAGAGTATTTCGTTTAACCTTCTGACTGAGATTTTGGGGGGTGGTTCCAAGTCGGCGGGAAAGCTCGGACTGGCTGATTCCTTTATAGGATAAGGCCATTTTCAACTTTTGTTCAATAGTCATAATATCACCTCCGAATCTATTATATACTGTATGATTGATAAATGCAAGCAAATCTTTTTTATTATCATAAAAAAGATTGAAAAATATGCTTGACATTTTCAATCAAATGGTTTATAATAAAACCATCGAAAGGAGGTGAACACCATGAGCAAGCGGACAAAAAAGGACGGCGGCAAGACCGACTCCTACATCAACCTCACCGCCGCCGTCCTGAATCTGATTACCGCTCTCATCCTTCTCTATGAGAAGCTGAGAGGGTAGCAGAGGGGGAGGGAACTCCCTCCCCCTCATAGAATACCAAACGCTTGCGGAGGTGTCAAGTATGGACATTTTGATTTATGGTTTGCTGACGGTAAGCATTGGGCTGTCGCTGTGGGTGCTTAGGAGGAACTGGCCGAAAAAGTAAGGAGGTTTTTGTAATGGGCGAGCTGGCCCTAATTAAGAAGGAACACTTTGGCGAGATTCCATGTGATTTCTACGGCAAGGACAACGAGGTCTACATGACCATCCAACAGCTTGCGGAGTGCCTTGGTTATGCAGATCGCAAGGGGATTGAAAAACTAATTGAACGCAATCCTTATCTGAGAGAACCGGAATTTTCAGTTACCGACAAATTGTCGGCTACTGATGGCAAGGTCTACACCACCCGCATATTCACCGAGGATGGCATCTATGAGGTCTCCATGCTGGCCCGGACGGAGCGGGCCAGAGAGTTCCGGGGCTGGGTGCGGACAGTGCTGAAGGGGATCCGCCGGGGGCAGATCAAATCGGCGGACATAACGGAGTACCGGAGGGCGGTGGCGGCGAGCCGGAAAAAGAGCGCCGGGGTGCAGGCGGCCCACATTCTAACCCAGATTGCCAAGCGGTACAAGGGGACAGCGGAGGAGCGGACGCTTCATGCCTACGCTGTGCGGGAGCTGACAGGGGAGCCTATTCTATCCATGCCGGAACCCAAGCAAGATGAAGCCAGGCTTGCCCGGATCCGGGCCATGGTGTCGCAGCTGTCCTATGAGCAGAAGGTGATGCTGAATGACTTTCTGAAAAGACTGGAAGCGGAAAGGGTCAAAAGACAGTCCCCGGCGTGAGCTGAGGGCTGTCTGGGTATATATCTCTACAATGCTATATCTTCCTCGTAAGATATAGCACTGTAGAAGAAATAAAAACCCGCTGTGCTGCAAGGCATAGCGGGTTTTCTAATTTGGCTTGTATTCGATCTGAAGGGTAAAGTCCATGGGCTTGGTCTTCTTCGCCTTTGTGTACCAGATTCTCTCAATGACGCTCCGGAGGAGGGCGTTCCGATGGGGCGCATCTGAGGCTTCGTAGGCGTCCAGGACGGCGACAATCTTCTGGGCTTGGATCCCCGGCTCGGCGGCCTGAAGGGCCCTGAGACGGGCCTGGGAGGCCTCTATGCTCTCCTTGAGCTGAGCGATTTTTCCCTTGACTGCTGCCATCCGCTCCCGGAAGGTGGGGAGGTCATACTCGCCAATCTCCAGGAGCTCATAGAGCCGGCTCTTTTGCTTGTTGGCCACCCCCAGCTCCTTCCTGGCGACCTCCAACTCGGCCTCCACGTTGGCGGTGTCCACATCCGGCGCCTTGGACCCCTCGACCGTGAGCGCTATGAGCTTAGCCTTCAGCTGATCCAGGATGGCGTCCTCCACATAGGTGTATTTAGCAGCTGCGCAGCAGCCTGGGGTTCGGCACATCAGATAGGGGATCTTGCCTTGCACCTCGCTGGCATAATACCGCTGCATATGGATCCCGCATTTTGCGCAGCGGATCAGGCCCACCAGCGGGCTCCGGATGGACCCGTCAAACTTCGCCGGGTGATACCGGCCAGCCATAATCTCCTGGGCCTTGTCATAGGTCTCCTGGTCAATAATGGCAGGGTGGAGGCCGTCCGTAATAGTCCACTTTTCCCTGGGATTGTAGATCGTGATATGCTTGGGGTTTCCTTTGGCGCCTTTCTTTATGTGGCTTTTTTGGTTCCACACCACCTTGCCGGTAAAGGTGGGGTTCCGCAGGATATGGGCTACGCTGGACCGGTTCCAGGCGTCTGATCGGTGAGGGCGGGAGCCCAGAAGAGTGATCCGCTGGGCGATGGTGTCGCAGCCATAGCCCTGCAGGTAGAGATCGTAGATCAGGCGCACAAATTTGGCCTCGGGCTCATAGATCTCCAGGGTGGGCTTTTTGTCCACCGTCACATTCCGGTACCCATAGGGGGCGTTGGCCACATAGCAGCCGGCTTGGATGGACTGCTGCAGGCCACGCCGAAGCCGTTTGTTGATGATTTTATACTCCCGGCGGGCCATGAAGGTCTTGAACTCGGCCAGCTCATCGTCCACCTCATCGTTGAGGTCATAGGTCTTTTCTGGGGTGAGGATCTTGGTGCCGCTTTCCCGGAAGGCATCCAGGATGATTCCTTGGTCCTTCATGCGTCCACGGGAAAGGCGGTCCAGATCCATGACCAGCACCGCCTCATATTTCCCGGCCTCTACGTCTTCCAGGAGCCGCAGCATCTCTGGGCGGGCGTATAGGCTCTCACCACTTTTGACCTCGTAGTATGTCTCAATGATGTGGATATTATGAGCAGCGGCATATTCGGAGAGGGCCTTACGGTGCTTAGTAAGGACCTCCTCGGTGTCCATGCCCTCCTCCATCCGGGACTTTCGGAGATATTCGGCGGCATCCATAGCGGTCACCTCCACATCCTTGCCTAATTTGTCGAATTATGGTATGATCTCTTTGCTGCCTCACCCCATACTGGCAACAGAAGGGGGTGATGAAATGGAGTACCTAATCATGATAGTGGTGTCGGTCGTAGCAGGTGTGGCTTGCCACCTCATCTGCAAGTGGCTTGATCGACATGACAAGGGGCGGTAAGCACAAAAGAACCCCCTGGAGAGGTGCCACTCTCCAGGGGGTTGCTTTTTGCGATGGGGTGAAATGGAATACCTAATCATGTATCCACCCGTAGTGTAGCACATCTCCCGGAGAATTGCAAGAGAAAGTTGTTGTTGTTTCTCATGATGTTGGGCATTTTCCATTTTCACACATTGTCGAGCCCCCAGCCTGGAGCTGGGGGCTTTTTGCAGGGACATCCCTTATTCGAGTCCGAACTGTGCTTTTTGGATCACTTTCCCATCTTGGAACATTATGTTAGCGTTGGCTCCTACGATCCCTTCGCCTTCCCACATAAGCATATTCGTATAATACTCATGTCCAATTCCCAGGTCTACCTCTGCAAGGGCTTCTCCGGTGCTGCCAATAATATCGACAACCTCTTGATAGGTCATGCCTATTTGAATAGAATTATATTCTTCAAGTGAGATAGTTGGCGGATTGTATGCTGCTGAGTTCCCTCCGTATGCAGAATATAATATATTTTTATTTACGATACCCATTATAATCTTATTGTCAGCATCAAAAAGCTGTATGGCGATATTGTCATAGTCATCGGAAAGAGAACTATTGGCAAATGCTTGAGCTGTGGAAGACATGTTGTCAATGATATTGTCCCAGTCCTCTGGAGTATCTTCGCCCGTGCTGTGCGGATAGAGTATACCGATTTGTAAATTAATATCTGAGGGCAATATTCCAACAATATTTTCTTCATCTACATAATTTAATAACACCTCGGTCGCGGCTTCTACTGTTGGGGAGATAGAGGTGGTTGCTGTCGTGCTTGCGGGAATAGACGTGGGCAAGGGACTAGGAGAGCTTTCGCCCTGCGGCTCTGCACATGCGGCAAGGCAAATACATCCAAGAGTACACGCCATGATTTTCAACTGTGTTTTATTCATCCTACTCCCAACCTTTTCGGTGTCCAAATTGGACACCGTTATTTTTTGCAGCTTATAACCGAGCGGGTGGTGACAATACTAATACGGAAAAGCATTGCAAAACTGTGGAATCTTAGCGACTATCCGCTAAAGCCGTATCTTTCGACAGAAATCGTGTAAAATTGTTCCAGAAATATGATTTTATTTAGGGGCGGAGTGCAAAAAATGGTAATTAAAGTCAAAGATCGTCGGGAGGCGCTGGGTCTGTCCCAAGCCGAGCTGGCCCGGATGGCCGGGGTGGGACAGCATACTGTCAGCGACATTGAGACAGGACGCCATATCCCGCGGGTGGATGTGGCGATCCTGCTGGCCCGTGCCCTTATGCAGCCGGTAGAGGATCTATTTCTGGTATCTGAGGACGGCAGCGCCTACCCCATTTAGTGGATGACCATAGTGGGTATCTGTTCTATAATAATCATAGAACCCATATTCCACTATCAAGGGGGTAAGCGTATGACAGAAGAGGAAGCGAGACGGTACATATCAGGGCTGACCTTTGAGGAGAAGCAGAAGCTCAACGAGCTGCTAAAAGTCCTTGAACAAAAGCGTCCACCTTCTCCAGCTCCTCGGGGGTCAACTGTACCAGCCGGGAGATGATCTCCTGATCCAGAGCGGCTTCGGCGTCGGAAACGGCGCCGGAGTCGCTCTTTTTTTCGCCCAGCAGCTCGCTGGTGGTAACGCCCAGGTAGTCGGCAAGCATTTGGACGCGCTCCACAGAGGGGATTGTCCCCCTTTTCTCTAACTGGCTAATAAGATTTACCCCAGCTCCGCTTTCCCGACAAGCCACTGTGGGCTTAATCCCGCGCTGGGCGCAATAAGCTTTTACATTCTGCACAAAAATCTCCTTATTCACGGGCATCACCTCCATAAATAAGAAATTGGTGATTTTCTATAAAAATAACGAATTAGTGAAAAGCTGCTTGACAATAAGATATTGGTGATTTAGGATATGAATATAACTCATGTTTATATTAGTGATCTCCGGACTGAGTTGCAAGGTATTTCATATAGCGCAAGACTTCCTCTCTACGCTCAGAGGGCAGGGAAAGGAAAAGACGATCCATTTCTGTCAGGCTGCTATCGGCATCGGAAACGGCGCCGGAGCCGTTCTTTTTTTCGCCTAGCAGCTCACTGGTGGTAACGCCCAAGTAAGTGGCGAGGCTTTGGACCTTTGCCACGGAAGGTACTTGACCGCGATTGATGTCGCTAATAAAGCTCCCGCCGACCCCCGCTTCTTTACAGGCCACTGTGGGTTTTACGTTTCGTGCAACACACCATTTTTTGATGTTCTGCACAAAAATTTCCCTGTCCAAGGGCATCACTACCTTAACTAAATTTGGTGATTACGGATAAAATCCGTGAAACACAGAATCTGTGCTTGACAAACTGTAATTACGGATTTAGGATATGAACAAAGGTTATGAGGAGTGTAAAAATATGGCGTCGAGCTATACAAGGACTACCTGGTATGCAGATAATACCCCGTATCGGCAAGACATACTGATTTCTTTATCACACCCCGACTGGTGTGAATTTGAAAAGAGACCCTTTTACCCTGCCTTAATGGAATTTCTGGATGAAATAGAAACTCCAGATATACCGCTCCATATGCTTGCGGAGGAATCGATAGAGGGAACTGGGGAGTAAGGGCAGTAAAGCCAGAGGCAGTCTTTTTTATGATCTTGGGCTCCAGTTGGCAGTCGATTAGATTTATCCCATCTATCATTGTGATTTTTCCAATGGAAAGCGGTAGGGTGGATTTGTTACGGATAGATAGAAAAATTTGAGTGACATTCAAAGGCTCAGCGTAGTCAATGATCTCTATCTCAAAGCGATTTCCTCGTTGGATAAAATCTCGAATCCATGTTGCGGTAGACATTAAAAAGCCAGTGATTGCAATAACAAGGGTTACGATTTCCATAGTGTGCCTGTTTTCTCCCCACTTATAAATAACTATTATTCATAATAACACGGAAAAAGTGAGGACGCAAGGGGCGGGAGGTGAAATTGTGAATAAAATCAAAGAATGGCGGGAGACCCGTGGTATGACCCAGTTGGAGCTGGCCGCAGCCGTGGATGTATCTCAGGCGGCGGTAGCAAAATGGGAGACCGGCGTGGCCAATCCCACAACGGCAAGGCTGATCCTGATAGCCCAAGCCCTCCGATGCTCCATCGGGGATCTGCTTTCCCCGGACGATGGAGGATCCAATCTGTCTTCCAGTGCCTAAACCATACCACAGAAAGGAGGTGGACGCCATGGACAAGATGTCGGGAAATGCCCTGAAAAGGGCGCGGCTCAGCCGGGGTATCACCCAGGAGAAGGCCGCGGAAATGTCGGGTTACAGTACGGATTCCATCCAGGCCTGGGAGGCCGGTACCCGCCGGGCCTCGGTGGAGGTGCTGGACACCCTGGCGGTCTGCTATGACACGCCATGGGTGGCGGGGATGTACTTACGGGAGCTGTCCCAGGGCAGCGTGGCGGAGAGCCTTCTGGCCTTCCAGCCCAATATGCCTCTGACCACAGCGGTCCTCGCCCTGGTGGACAAGGTGCTACAGTTCAATGAGCGGCACGGGGACCGGCGTCTCATCGCCCTGGCGGCAGACGGCAAGATCGATGAGACGGAGAGACAGGAGTATGACTCCATCATGGCGGACCTGCAGGATATTTGCAAGGCAGCCATGGAGGTCAAATTTTCGGACGGGAGGGAAAGAGATGGATCTCTTTAACCCTAAGCGCCGGGTACTTTATACGCACCGCAACCCTGCTGTGGGAAAATTTTGGTGTATTACCGCGTCCCGGACTGCGGGGAGGGCCGTGCTGCAAAACGCCGAAAGCGGATGGACCTTTGTTGCCCACAACTGCCGGCAATATGCGGATGGGAAGATTGATTGGGATTACTCTACTGGCGGGGAGTTTCGGCCTCTCAACCTGTCGCTGGGCATGGGACGTACTTAAGCAATCATAACGTGCAAGGAGGTGATGGTTATGGCAGAAGATCATAAAGGCTCATGGGACGTGGTGGAGACCGTAGAGGTCACAGAGCGGACGCTGGGCGGCAAGGTGCTGCCGGTCACCATCACCCGGAGGGTGGGTCTGTGCGAGTACATAGGGCCGGACGGGAAGCCCTTCCTGGCCGACGAGGCCACTTTTGCGGACTTCGGCCCCAAGCTTGGGATCCGGAGGACCTACGTCATGCACCCGGCGGTGGAGCCCACGGAGGAGGAGCGGCGGGCCGGCCGGGAGCAGCTGCTGGAGATCGCAGCCCGGGCTATTACAGAGCAGGGGCTTTGGGATAAGATAGGACGCCCGGCGTGAGCCGGACGGGAGGTGATTTTATTGGCAACGGCACAATTTCGGATACATAGGACCCATCGGAAAGAGACAACGATCCAGAACAGTATCATATGGGACCAGAACCTGAGCAATATGGCCCGATTTACCCTCATTGCGATCCTGAGCCTCCCGGAGGATTGGGACTATTCGGTTCGGGGCATGGCAGTTATGCTACATGTCTCCAAGGATACGATGGGGAAGTACCTCCTGGAACTGGAGAAGGCGGGCTATCTTCGGCGCCAGCAGGGGGAGGATAGGGGAAGGTTTTCCAAGTCCGTCTATACTATCACGGACACCCCCGGGGATTTCGGTGATGAGGATCCACCGTGTCCGAAAAATTATGACAGTGACTGTCCTAATTTTTCGGCGCCGAAAAAGTCGCCACAAAAGAATACGTATAAGGTCTTTAATAATAATCCCCCTAAAGCCCCCCAAGGGGGCAAGCGTGTGGCCAGTGTGCCCAAGTGGAAGCCGGAGCGGTTTGAGGCTTTCTGGACCTACTACCGGGAACATGCCCGCGGGGAGGACCGGGCTGGGGCTGTCCGAGAGTGGGACAGGCTCAAGCCGGACGATGAGCTCATCCGAGTCATGGGACAAGCCCTCCAGGCCCAGGTCCAGAGCGAGGACTGGAAGCGGGGGATAGGGATCCCCTATGCCTGTCGGTGGCTCCGGAATCGGCGGTGGGAGGACTATTTGAGATCGCAGGGAAAGTCTGATGAAGGCATGGGGGGTGAGACGTATGAAGACAGGCGGCTCCTATGATGGGCCAAGCCTGCTGGAGGCGGACGAAGTTCTGGTCTTTGAGCCCCGCTTTATCGACCATACTCTCCCCAGCGGACTCTGGTTTTGCGACAGTGCAGAGTCCGTCCAGGCGATCTCCATCAATGCGGTCTGTCTGGGTTCCAACTCCAAATGGGACGATCTGGGGCGGTGCAAGGACTTCTTTCGTGCGTTTCCCTACATCGTCATCGTGGCCCCTGATCCCGATACCCGGAAGACCATGACAAATGAGCTGCGGCGCAGAATCTCTGACATGGTGTTTTACATAGCAACGGATAAGGCCTTTCGGGGTTGTCAGTCGGTGGTTGAGCTGAAAGAGACCCATGGCCCCAACGCCTTGCAAGAAATCTTGATGGATACGGTGGAGCTGCCCGTCTATGGGCTTCTCAATCTGGCGGATGTCAAGCCGCCGGATATTTCCTCCATAGAGACCGTCCTCTCCGGTTTTCCTATTCTGGATCGCAAGATAGGCGGCTTCAACATGGGGGAGCTCTCGGTCTGGACAGGCCGCCGCGGTGAAGGGAAAAGTACCTTGCTGGGAGAGCTCCTTGTCGAATCCGTGGACCAGGATCACCGGGTCTGCGCTTACTCCGGAGAGTTGCCCGCCTGGAAGTTCAAATACTGGACAAGCCTTCAGGCAGCCGGTCCTGAACACATTGTTATGCAGACAGACAAGCGCACCGGAAAGACCCTCCCTGCTGTTCCAGACACCATTCAACGGCAGATCGATGATTGGTGGAGCCGGCGCTTTTTTCTCTACGACATCGGGGCCAGCGCCACCCATGACGCTGAAAACATCTTGCGGATTTTCAATTATGCCCACAATTACTACGGCTGTGACGTTTTCTTGGTCGACAACATTATGACGGCCCGCTTTAAGACAGGGCGGGATGCGGATTATTACCGGGCTCAATCGAACTTTGCGGCAGCTCTTGTAGGTTTCGCAAGACGCGCAAAGGTTCACATCCATCTGGTAGCCCACCCGCGCAAGAGCCAGCAAGGGAAAGGCAAGCATCTGGAGAATGATGATGTGGGCGGGATTGGAGACATTACCAACCTGGCAGATAACGTCTTTTCTCTTGAGCGTAGTATCCGCAAGGGAGAGAAAGGCGAGGGCGCAGTCGAAAGTGTAACCGCCTTGGCCGTCTTGAAAAATCGGATGTGGGGTGAGGTCTCAAGGGAAGATGAGGCGATGAAACTGGAATTTGAGAAGAAATCAAAGCGGTTTTTTCGGCGGGAGGTCGGCGCAGATAAACATTTCGGCTGGGATTTTTTGGAGCAGACCACCCTATCCGAGCTTCAGGAGCCCGACCCTGCTATGCCGTTTTAGGAGGGATAAGATGGGCGATGTAGTGGACATAGGACCCTATCTCCATCGGTGCGAAAATTGCAAGTGGTGGGATGCGACAAGATCGATGGGGTTTCAGTGTCGCCTCCCTGGAATTTGGAGGATTGATCCCATCACCTATCAATGCAAAGATTTCTGCCGAAAATCTAAAAATAGGAGTGATCCATTATGCGGACCATTGCAGTTGTAAACATGAAGGGCGGCGTTGGCAAGACGGCCACGGTCATCAACGTGGCGGCGGTGCTGGCTCGGGACTACAGGCAGGATGTGCTGGTGATCGATGCCGACAGCCAGTGCAATACTACCGAGTTCTTTGGCGGAGATCCCACCCAGGGGAACCTGGCGGAGCTGCTGAGGATCTCAGCCGACAAGCTGCATTTGCCGGCTGAGCCCCTCGGTTATATCCAGGAGAGCAACTTTGACGGGGTGGATCTCCTCTGCGGCGCCGATGAGCTCATGGATCTGGACCTCTCCAAGGTTGAGGGCCAGGAGGTCAACGTGACCGTCCTCCGGGATCTCCGGCAGACGCTGCTGGCCCTGTCCGATGAGGGAGAGGACACCTACGATTGGATCCTGGTGGACTGCCCGCCGGCTTTCAACGCCGCCAGCGCGGCGGCTCTCCTCATGGCGGATGAGGTCCTGATCCCCATCAAGCTGGACGCCTTCTCCATCCGGGGGATGACCAACCTCCTCCACCAGATCAAGAACATGCGCAAGATCAACCCCCAGCTGCGGCTGCTGGGCTGCCTGCCCACCATGTGGTACAGGTCCGACCGAACCGAGGAGGCCGAAAAGGTTCTCCAGAGCATCGGCCTTCCCATTTTCCCGCCCATCCGGCGGACCGACAAGGTGGATGAGATGACCTTTATCCAGGAGCCCCTGCCGGTGAGCAGCCCCCACAGTGCCGCCGGGATCGACTACCGGAAATTCGTCCGGGAGCTTGTGAAGGGAGAAAGTGGGAATGGGTGAGAAGAAAAAAGGCGTGAATATCGCCGATATCGTGAAAGGGGTGTCCAATTTGGACATCGGCGCCCCGGGTAGGGAGCAGATCGAGTACATTGATATCGGGCTGATTGATCCCGATCCCAACAATCGGAAAGAGCTGAAGGACATCCCGGAGCTGGCCGAGAATATCGCCCACATTGGCGTCCAGCAGCCCATCCGGCTGCGGATTCATCCGGAGGATCCTGGGCGGTATATGTTGTCTGTCGGCCACCGGCGGACCGAGGCCCTCCGACTGCTGGTGAAGGAGGGCCTTGAGGAGTTTCGTTTTGCCCCCAGTATTGTTGACAGGACGGAGAAGTCTGATGCCCGCAAACGCCTGGAACTTATCCAGAGCAACCTCCAGACCCAGGCTTTGACCTCGGCAGAGCTGGCCCAGTATGCCGAAGAGGTGGAGATGTGCCTTTATCAGATGCAGCAGGACGGTGAGGAGTTCCCGGGCAAAATGAGGGACCATGTGGCTAAGGCCTGTAAAATATCGGCCTCCAAGCTGGCCCGTCTGAAGGTGATCCGAGAGAATTTGGTTCCGGAGCTCAGGCAGCACTGGGAGGAGGGGCCCTCAAAGAGAGCGTGGCTTATGCTTTTGCCCAACAATCATCGGAAGTGCAGCGGCTCATGATCTCTCAGGTGACCCGTTATGGATCCACAAAACGGGAGAAGACGTGGTGGACCGAGCGCGATGCACGGGATGCAGCCGACCGGGTGCTCCAGGAGCTCAAGCCCAGGAAAGGGCCGAAAGGAAGCTGTGAGAAATGTGACGCAGCGGAGCGCCGTCTGGCTCGTAGAGGTACCCATTCTGAGTGGGATGACCACTGTAGGAACGGCAGTTGTTGCCACTGCTGCCCCAACATCGGAACCTGTGAAAAGGTCTGCAAACATCTGGGGAAAGAGGTGGAGAAGGCCAAGGCAGCCGCCAGAGACAAGAGAGCCAAGGAGAAGGAGCAGAAAAAGAAGCAGGATGAGCCCTACCTGAAGCCCAGGATCAAGCTCTGGAAGCGGTTTGGTGAGGCCAGGAAGGCCGCCGGCCTCACTTGGGAGGAGTATGCCAAAAAGGCGCATGTGACCTGCTTCCGGCGGGAGAAAAAGATCGCAGATTTCGAGCAGGGTGAGAAGATCACCATGAGCAGCGGCGGTCTTCCTTACTGCGGCGGAGATGGCTTTGATGAGTGTCGCATCAAGCCCCTGATCGCCGCTGCCGATGCCCTGAACGTCTCCCTGGACTACCTGCTTTGCCGGACAGATGATCCCCAACCATTAAAACCGAAAGGGAAGACGGAAAAGAGTGACAGTGATCTTTCGTGGCGCTCTCCTAAGGATCATCCTGCTGAGGGCTTGGTCGTGGTTCTGCGGTTCCAGTTTGATAATGACCGAAAAACTACTTTGATGGGCAAGTGGAAGGATGGGGCATGGTGTTTCTTAAATGGGCAGAAAACAGCCATGCAACCGTCCGCCTGGTTTCCACTGCCCGCCTTTGAGAAGGGAGAGACCCCTCATGATTGAAGTCAAGATAGACAATCAGGGGGAGCTTACGCGCTTTATGGTCTCGGGCTCGCAGCTGGACGTGGCTTCTGAGATTGGGCTTATCGTATCGGCGGTATACGGTCAGGTCTTGTCTCTCAACCCTGGTGCCGCCGAGGGATTTCAGAAAATGGTTCTCGCCGGAATGATGCCCGACTCTCCCGTATGGAAAAATCCTGTTCGAATGGATGGGAGTATGACGGCAGTGATCCCGATACCCAAGAAAGGGGGCGGCGGAGGATGACTAAGACGAACATTGAAGAGATTATCAAAAGGCTGGAAAGCCTGGAGCGGAGAATGCACGCCAATGAGATTACACTGCATGAGGCCATCGCCCTGCTGAAATCCCACCCGGAGGCCCAGCCCAACGAGCCGTTGACCTTTGACGAACTCCTGGATATGAGTGGAAAGCCGGTGTGGGTTGAGTTTGCAGATGGGACCAGACCAACATGGGGTGTTGCCCTCGGAACAGATATATATTTCCCGCTTTGCACTTATTGTGAAGCCAAGCGAGAGGGTTTTGGTGCGGCTTGGAATGCCTACCGCCGCCCGCCGAAGGAGGATTGACATGGAGAGGTTGACTAACGAATGTTGGAGAAATTTTGACCCGTGGGAGATGTGTGGGCAGGATCACTATTGCAAACGAGGTTGTCACGAACTGGGAGGCTGCACAAAAGGATGTATTGTGCCAAAAGTGTATTGCCGCCTCGCCGCCTACGAGGACACCGGGCTGGAGCCGGAGGAAATCAAGAAGCGCCTATGTGCGGGAGGACATTCATGCGATGGGGAGCCAGTCCCGCGTTGGATCAGCGTGGAGGACAAGCTGCCGGTCGGGAGCAGCGGAAAGTGTCACTGTGAGAGTGTGGTCGCCTACACTGTGGAAGGGGAGGTATGTCCAGGGTGGATGAACGGAGATACATGGCATCTGCTGCTTCCGAGAGATAATGCACACACAAAGCACGGCAGGGGTTATGTGACCCACTGGATGCCGATGCCAATGGGACCGAAGGAACCCACTGGAGAAAATTAGTGTTGGTGTCCACTTTGGACGCCGGGGGAATGGGGTGTAAGTCATGCCGGAGAAAAATGAACAGGAGGACGGAATGATGCCTAAAAAATTGCGCCAGTGCAAGGTGGGCGATGATTATGCCTATTTTCACGGCTTTTACCAGTACGCGGAGCCAGTGGAGCCGTCCATACAGGTGGGAGGTCCTCCTGGCGGCCAAGTTTCCTATCCGATGGCAATAGTTGAAATGCTGGACGGTACCGTGGTAGGCCTGGCAGCGTGGAAAATCAAATTTGTTGTTCCAAAGGGGGTGACAGACAATGTACATTGATCCATTCTGGGCTGGCGTGGGTGTCACGCTGCTGACTGAGTCGGGGCTGCTGATTGTTGCTGTGGTTCGGCGGCTATGGAAGGAAAGGAAGAGGTGAGAGCGGTGACCAGAAAAAGGTTTGTAAAACTTCAAATGGCAAAAGGGCGGAGTCGGAACTCGGCTAATGAAATTGCCTCCATGGTTCAGCGAGAGGGGCTGAGTTATAGAACAGCTTCGTCTTTGCCAGGGCCAAAAAGTTTTAGCTCTATCATCGGAGCTTTTTCGGATGCTTTCAAAGCGTTGGGGGCTGCTGTCTCCGCACTTTCAGAATTCTGTGGTGATCTTCATGGGTGAATCCGGGGTTTGGCACTGCTGCCGTCAGCGAGCTGGACCTCTGGTCAAGGAGTGCCGGGCGCTGCGGCCCCGGTTTGCATCTGGTGAATCCCAGCTGGATCACCGAGCTAAGGCCGAGATCAAGCGATATCAAAGGACTGCGGTCAACCGGAGACAGGTGGATAGGCTGGAGATCCGCTTGGCGCTGTTGGGGCCGATGGGTACCCATTATACCCTGACCTATGACAATTTATATTTGCCTAAAGACTTCGCCGATGTTCGACGAAGTCTTCGGGCCTTCTTCGGGCGCGTCTATCGATGGCGGGGAGAAAAGGCGCTGCTGGATTACATCTACGCCATTGAGGGCCTCCACGGAGATCACAGATATCACGTCCATTTTTGCTGTGATTACAATGATCTGAGCCCTGCGGAGATCCGCCACCTGTGGCGTCAGGGCACGGTGGATGATGAACCGGCATTGCTAACCCATCAGTATCAGGACCCGGATACAGGGCAGCGGGTGTCCGTATCGGACGGCGGCTTCCGGCGCTTGGCTGAGTACCTCAACAAAGAACGCACAGACGGTATATGGATCCCCATCGGTCGCCACCCCTGGAGCTGCTCCCGGAGCCTTAACGCCAAGGTGCCTCCGCCGGAGAAATGGATGGACACCACTCCGGCTATAGATATCCCCAGCGATGCTATATGGGCCAGGAGGGGCGGCATCCAGAATGACTTTGGGGCCTATTACTATGGCAGCTGGATCGAGGGTACACATTAAGACCGCGCGCACGCGCGCGCGATACTATCTTGAAATATAGTGGTTATTTAGTCACGTTTTGAAAAGAGGGTTGCAAATGGGTCCCACATCTGTTAAACTTGTCGTAAAGGACGGATGGGTCACCTGTCCCCAGTGCCATCGCAATCACCGACTTCTCCGCATCACACAGGAGACGGAGGCTCGGGATCTGCATGTGTACTGCCGGACCTGCCGCAAGGAGGTCGTCCTGAATATCGCCAGAGGCCAGAGCGTTGAGCGCCAGAGCCCATGACCGCACCGAATAGGGCGGAAGTGGATCTGGCGCTTTTTGTTTTCCTGGCGGGAGGTGATAGCCCGGCGACCAGGATAACAAAGCGCCGGCCCAAACTGGATATCGTGAGAGGCCAGAGCGTTGAGCGCCAGAGCCCAGGATCGCCCGGAAGGGCGTGAATGGCTCCGGCGCTTTTGTCGTCTTGGGGGTGTAGGGATGGACTACAAGTCGAAACGATGGAGGGCCTTGCGGGCCGGTATACTGCGGCGGGATGGATACCTGTGCCGCGAGTGTCGTCGGTATGGCAATTCGGTCCAGGCGGACACAGTCCATCATGTGTACCCGGTGGAG